GAAGAAACTATCAGGAGTTGGGCGTCACGGGAATGATGCTACCGGAGCTGGTGGCGTTTTGATGGATGCCAATGCGGCCACGGCTCATCAGGTCAAAGGTAACTTCCACGAGGTTGTCAGCAGGATAACTCTCGTTGTAGTTCATCACGCAAGCGGCATAGGCCACGCGATCGTAGAAAAACGTAGTGCCAGAAGATCCAAGTTGCTTGTTGATCTCCACATACACTTCATGGTTTTTGTTGTAACGAGCCTCCGAAATCACTTGGAAAGCTTCGTCAAAGCTGTTCGGCAGGAACACCGTGCCGTCCACGTCCTTTTGGAAGTAGGAAGTAACGGAAGCAGTGGCTTGGCTGGTGACGATCACGCTATCAGCAAAGCCGCCGCCGCCCAGCAGGTAAAACTCCTGATTGCCGTCGTTGAAGGCCACGGAGGCCGTGGTAGCGGCCTGAAGGGTGTAGAGCGTCGGGGCGCCGCTAACGGTGAACGTAGCGCCGCTCTGGGTGATGACAGGGCGGGCGGTGCCAGCAATAGAGCCGACGCGCACAATAACGTCCTGGCTCTTCACTAGCTCAGTGGGATGGTAGAGCATTGGGAATCCTCAATGGAGAGAGAGTGGAATGAGCGTCAGACGTTCTGTACGCTTCCTTTACCAACCAGTCTAAAAATGCCTCTGATTGGTGCACCGAGAAACTGCCAATAATGCTCAGCAATTTGCTCGTTTGGCAATAGCTCAAACCGCCCTTCTCTTCCATTGACTGTTGCAGCAGCGGAGCTTCCTGGCGTGACTCCCGAAAGGGCCAGGGGCCCAGTCAGTCTTCCTTCCATATAGACGGCAGTATTATCTACGCCAAGAAGGTAGTCATACCGAGGATCGCGCTTTTGCTTCAATGTGGCATAGTACGTGGTCCCAGAACTAAGGGGAACGTAATTGCCTGTTTCGTTGTCTAACGCATAGCCAGACGCAATTTGCCAAACCAAGGTGGCATTAGCAAGTGGCGAAAGGCCGTTGATCATACGACGAAACCAATAGAAGAAGAACTGGCGACGGTTTCAAGCATTCGTTTGAACTCTTGGCCATATTGCGTGGCCTCCAGTCCCTTGCCATATACCTTGCCATCAGTAGCACCAATTTGAATGCCCATTTGCGCAAGTTGAATGGCAATAATGTGAGCGGCAAGATGCTTTACGGCACGATCAGTTTGATCTCCAAAAACACCGCTGCCCACATCCGCCGTTGCTTCAGTGATGGCCCCGTTTACGATTCCCGATGGATGGGGAATGAATTCGGGGAAGCGCTCTAGAAAGTTTGCGTAGGTAACGGCCATGATCAGGCTTTCCCTGCGCGAATGGCCTCAGAGCGCTTGTTGATGGCATTACGAACCCTGATGCGCCCTTCGATCTTTTTCCAATCGCTGAGCTGCTCTTCATCGTGCATAATTTCAATCATGCGAAGAGCGTCGGTAAGGGGAAGCTGAGAAAGCGTTTGCACACTCTGAGGAATGTCCTGCACAGTGGGCTGCTCTTTCAGCTCTTCAATGGCGCCAATAGCCATGAGGCGCTTGACTGTAGGGTTTTGCCTTGCGGCAGCCCATTTGGTATCAGGCACCTCGGCATTGACACCAGGGCTTAGTTGAATAAGCCCGGAGTTCGTGATAACGCCAAACCCACCTTCGCGGGGCGGATTTTCAAGCTCAGGGCGATAAGCAATCAACATTGTGGATGTTCTAGAGAACTGCCAATTAGCTTAACGCCCTGGCTCAAACTAGGCTCAGGGAGCCTGAACGTAGATGACGCTCTTGGGATAGTACAGAGCGACGCCACCCACTCGGGCATGAGCTGGAACGATGAATTCCAAGCCACGCTGCTGGGGCGGGAACAGCTCAAGCGGCTGGGGAATGTGCAGTTGCACCTTCTCGGGATCGCGCTTGTAGATCACCATGCGATTGGTGCTCAGGCTTCCATTGGAGCTGTCAAGCTGGTTGATGGGCTCCACATTGCGGATGTAGGGATTGGTCCGCAGGAAGTATTCCAGCACGGTCACGTCCGAAGAGTCGGAATTGCGAGTGATGCTGATCTTGTTGTAGTCTTCGTAAGCAAGAAGGATGGTGTCAGGCTGTTCCTTCATCTGCGAAGCACTGATGATGGCACTCACGCCATAATTCAGCAGCTCCAGCATGTCCTGAGCAGTGGTGCCAGTGGCAGTAGTGCCAGTGAACCACTTATCAGCAGACACAACGTCCACGGTGGCGTTGTTAAAGAAACCAGCCAGACTCACGGAAGATTCGCCAAACATGGCCACTTCTTCCACCTTCTCCTCGTAAGCACGACGCACTGCAGCAGCGCGACGTTGCTCAAGAGCGATGTTGGCCATTTGAGCAGCACGCAGTTCCTGCACGGTGTAACCGAAGCTGCCACCAAAAGAACGAATGTTGATGCTCTTCTCGATCTGGCTGATGTCAGCACGCGGCAGATCATCAGCAGCATCCGCAATCAGCTTGAACTCGCCAGTGGAGTCCATGATGCGGTAGGTGAAAGTCTGGGCGCCGGGACCAGCTTCACTCGTGACAGGCAGGATGGTCGGATATTTAATATCCGCATACTGCACTTCAAAAACTTGAGGGCGAATGAACTCAAGCTGACGCTCAAGAAACAGGCCCGCCTCATCCATGCGAAAATCAGACATTGGTAAGCCTCCTATCAAGCGTTAGCAGTGAGAGTGAAGCTCGGACCATTCAGTTCCACAATCGCCAGGCCATTGCCAGTGGTGGAAGTGAGATAACGAGCATTAGACAGTACGGCAGTGCGACCACTCACGGCAGTAGCACGGAACCGACCAGCGTATTCAGTGCCGCTGGAAGTGTGAATCACGCGCACAGGCGTAGAAGGATTGACAGCACCATAGACATAAACGGCGACGGCGCCTTGATTGGCTACGTTCACCACCTGCCTGTTTTTCACGCCAATGCGGTTGTTGGCGTCCGTGGCAGTCTCATCAACGTAAGTAAGTACGTTGACGCCCACCACGGATTCGCCCACGCCGCCAAGGTTCTTGGCAGAGTTGGCAACAGTGCCGCCGGAGGCATAGGCAACCACGTTACCGAAAGCCAGCACGGCGCCGGTTTCGTTTACGTAGGTGCCAATGGTGTTGTCGCGAATGTCAGAGAGCTGGCCTTCCAGCAGGGGATCATGCTGCAGAGCGTAAGTCTGCTGCACGCCACCTGCCGCACCGGCAGCCCCAGAGAAAGTAACGGCCATGGATCAGCGCTCCTTGGTTACAGAGAGGGGTTTTTTCCAAGCGTTCTGCAGGCGCTCCATGTAGGAAGACGGCGCAGAAGCAGGAGTGGCGATGGAAGCAACGGCTTTGCGCAGTTCGTCAGTCGCAGCAGAATCGCCACGGGAAGTGGCAGAGTCGGCCAGGGTGTCGAACATGGCCTGCACATAATCGTCGGACTTCTCCGACAGATCCAGCGAGTCACCACGCACGGCCTTGATGGAGGCTTCCATGATTTCACGGGCGTTTTTACCAGTGAAAACAAACTCGCTGTCCAGAGTGGCGCGAGCCTTTTCAATCAGAGCAAGACGATCTTCCACCAGCGAATCAACGTTGATTTGCTTGGCAGTTTCCAGTTCGGCCTTGGTGTCGGCCAGCTCCTGCTCAAGAGCATCGGCGCGGCCTTCGGCCGCATCGCACTTGCCCTTCATGTCCTTTTCCATGGCGTCCATTTCTTCCTTCATCTTGGAAGCCTCGGACATCATGGCGTCATACTTTTTCTTCATGTCCTCGTAGGACATTTTGGCGTCTTCCCGTTCTTTAGTGATCGCCAAAGCAACGCTTTCGCTCACCTCAAACTCGGCGCCATCAAAATTGACCTTGGCAGTCATAGATGGTTCCTCAATGGGAGTTAAAAGAGATGGATCAGCAGCATCCAGACGGTCCAGATGCAACTTCACCTGCGGGCCAGCACGGCCACGCCTAACGACAGCCACATGGTTTCCACTAATCATGCGCTGAACGCCGTC